GTGACTGTTGAAGAATGGAAAGTCGCGTTAAGTAGTGACAAGTCGTTTGAAGCCCTGCTATCTGACGCCCTGGCCGAAGTCGGGGAATCGGTGATTACATACACAAAGTTTGGTAAGCGTGGGGCGATGCTCGCGTTAGCTAAGGGGGATGAACCCCGTCGTCTGTTGGGAACCCACAAGAGCGAAAAGGTACGGGCGTTGATAGAAGGCCGTAACGCGATATCCACATGGCCCGTCCACATGAAGAAAGCTTTGGCCATCGTGGACATGGCTAAGGCCGGTGGAGGAAAATTGCCCGCATGTTTGAACTACCATGCTGCCCATACTGGTCGCTATAGTGGGGGCGGTGGAATTAACCTTCAATCAATTGGGGCACGCGGGGAAGCACTGGTGTCTGAGATCAGAGAGATTCTGATTGCTCCACCGGGGCACAAACTTGTTGTGGTTGATCTGGCGGGCATTGAAGCCCGAGTGCTCGCGTGGTTGGCGGGTCAAGACGATCTGGTGCAGGCGTTCCGTGATGGAGCCGACATCTACAGCCAGTTCGCCAGTGCTTTCTACAACTGCCCTGTGCGGAAACCTAAAACTGGTGGCATTCCCAGTATCGAAAAGAAAATGAAAGATCGGCGGGGGTTCGGCAAGACGGTTATTCTAGGTGCAGGATACCAGATGGGACCCACCCGCTTCGCAGAGTATGCCAACTGCGATGAAACTGTGGCGGCTTCTGCTATCAAGACATATCGTAGCACCTACGCCATGATCCCGGCTCTCTGGGATCGGTACAACAAAGCATTCATCTTCACCGCCAAGTACGGGGAACCCCAGGACGTGAACAAGGTTCGGTTTGAATCCCGCCCTGAGTGTGATGTTGTGATTACGCTGCCCTCGGGTCGCGAGTTGCACTATCAGAAGGTGAGACTGGTTGACGATCGATATGGGGATAAAGTCGAGGTCTGGAACGACCTGACGAAGTCCTGGGATGGGCTGTTCGGGGGGTTGATCACGGAGAACGTGGATCAGGCGGTGAGTAGGGACCTCCTCACTGACGCCGTGCTGCGGGTTGAAGCCCGTGGATTCAAGGTGGCGTTGCTAGTTCATGATGAAATTGTGGCCGTAGTTCCTGATGGTCAGGCCGATCAAGCCCTCGCTACGGTGATTGAAGAACTGGTGAGGGAGCCGGACTGGGCACCGGGACTGCCCCTGGACGCAAGCGGCCACATCTCTTCACGCTACGGGAAGGACTAAGGATGACGGAGCACAAGCTGGAGTTTCAAGATGAAAGAACAAAGCAAGAATGGCTCTACTGGTGGGAGCACTGGGGGCAGGCCCAGTTCCAGGAGTTCTTCCGGTTCATCCGGCGTGCCAAACGAGTCAAGTCCACAGAGGTTGGACCGCGTCGATCTGACGTGGTGCGTCATTCTGGCAGTGGCAGTGTTCCTGTGGTGCTGGGTGGCGACAATGAAGTGAAGCGCCCCGAAAGTCAATAGGAGGCTCTGTGGCGATCTGGAATGCAATCCTAGGCTGTGACCCTGGCAGAACTGGCGGCTTCGCGGAAATCCGTATCAGGACGCGACTGGTGAGGTCCTGGGCGATGCCCGAGGCCGACGATCGGGGATTGAATGTCGAAGGCGTCCTAGGAATCCTCGATCAGCTTGCCCCAACCTCCACGCTTGCCTATATTGAATGGCCATCGGGCCGGCCCGGTGAGTCGGCGGAGTTTGCCTTTCGGTTCGGGCTTCAGTGTGGTGCCCTGGATGCCGCCATGAAGGCCCGAGGGTTCAGTGTACGCCACCTGTCGCCCAATGCCTGGACGGGGGCACTACGACTGGTAGGGAAGCAGCACCCGGACGCGATCAAGATCAGGCAAAAACTGTGGGCTGAACTTTATCCTGCATTTTCTCATTTGACCCGAGGCCCAAAAGGGGGTACACTGGACGGTATCCTTGATGCGGCTTTAATCGCCCACTACGGACTGCTCGCGAACTCAGGCATGGGCCTGAAGACGGGCCGAAGACAGCCTAACTTGACGTTGGAGGGACCCGATGGCATTCGCGAAACATGAAGACTACGTCGCGTACCATGCTGCGTACCGTGCCAAGAACCGCGATCGGATAAACGCGAGGAGTAAACAGTACAATTGGGAGAATCGGTGGATGGTGTTATACGGGGTAACGCCGGCCTACCTGGACCTGTTGTTCGTGAAGCAAGATGGGAAGTGTGCGGTGTGCGGTGACCCAATGAGCATGGAGCCCAGGACTCCGAACTACCGCAATGTGGACCACGACCACGCGAAGCAGAAAGGCGATCCCGGATTTGTGCGGGGTTTGCTGTGTCGGAATTGTAACCAGGCCGAAGGGTTCTTGAAGAGTGACCCTGGCAGAGTCCGAGCCCTGGCCGATTATCTAGAACGCCCCATAAGGAGAACGCTGTGAACAAGATCAGTGCATCTTCAATCTCTGCCTTCCGTAAGTGCAGCACCGCCTATCGTTTGGCCTACATCGAGGGCATCCGTCCTGCCATCGAGGCAGACACCCTGCGAGTCGGGTCATCGTGGCACGGGGCCTTGGAAGCATACGAGAAGGCCACCGGGGATAAAATGATCGCCGCCGTCGAGTATCTGAACGAGCGGTACGCGGAATGCCCCACTCACAAGGACCTGAAGGACTGGCGGCTGGAGCATACGACCCTGATCACATGCCTCGCCGGCTATGTCTGGTATTGGACCAACGACCCCATCGAAGTCCTGGCCGTGGAACTACCCTTCGACCTCCCACTCCACATGCCCAAGAGTGGCCTCCCGCTTCCCACCGCCGAGGTGGTTCGCACCGGGAAGATTGACGCCCTGGTGCAGCGGGGTGGGAAGATTGGTGTGCTGGAGCGGAAAACCACGAGCCGCAGCCTCGACCCCGACTCTGATTACTGGGATCGGTGGCGGAAGGACACCCAGATCAGCAACTACTGCCTGGCATTGCGGGACATGAAAGCCGCTGGCTTGCTCCCCAAGAATATTCCCCTTGACATGCCGTGGGCCGGTGTTATAGTTGACATCTTCAGGAAGCCAACGATTGGACCGAAGATGTTGACCCAGGGTGACACCAAAGCCTTCATCGAATCAGGCGATTACATGGGCGAGAAGTTCGCGGTCGAAGTCACCGGGGAAAGTCCCATCGTCCGAGTAGACGGCGAAATGGCCGATCTCGAAATGGGCAAGAAAGGTTTTGCCATCCGCGAAACCCTGAAGATGTTCTCTGCTCGCCTCTTGATGGACATTCAGCAGACCCCGGAGAAGTATTTTGCCAGGCGTGAGATCGCCAGGACTGACCAGGAGTTGAACAAGTTCCGCAAGGACCTGTTCGTTACCTATCAGTCGATGAAGATGCACGACACGCACGACCTCTGGGTGGAGAACGAAAGTTCTTGTGACGCACCCTACCGCTGTGCCTACAAGAGTATCTGCTACGGTGCTGGTAGCGAGGCAGCGTGTGATCGTCAGGCCCCAGTGCCGGCAGGGTTTAAACGCCTCGCGTACGTGGACCTGACTGTGTCCGCGAAGGGAGACGAAGCATGAGTAACGGCAAAGGATCGCGTTATCGCCCCGTAAACAAACAACGTTTTGACGAGAACTTCGAGAGGATTTTTAGAAAGGAAGAACTACATGCCACCCCCGACACGACCTGCTCCCTCTGCGGCTTCTCCCCCTGCATCCTCGACAAAGCCCAGTCTGCCCCCGCAGCCGAAGCCCCAGGCAGCCCCAGCCCGGCAGCCGGCGAAGACATTCTCGGTTGTGACTCAATCGTCCTCGACTGATGGCGAGCGGCTCCTCCTGTACGGAAAGTCGGGCCTGGGGAAGACGACGCTCGCCAGTCAGGCTCCCGGTGCGGTGTTTATCCCGCTCGACGACGGCAGCAAGAAACTCAACGCCCCGGCAATCGGCGGTGTGGAGTCGTTCACTGATCTGCGTGATGCGATCGCCCAGGCCACGAAGCTGATCCCCGTCAAGGGTAGCCTGGTGATCGACACCATCACGAAGGCCGAGGCGATGATCGAGGCCCATGTGCTGGACACGGTGAAGACCGAGGGCGGCAAGACCGCCACCAGCATGGAGACATACGGCTACGGCAAGGGGTACAGGCACCTGCTGGAGCACTACCGGTTGATCCTGGCCGACCTGGACAACTTGATCCGTGCTGGCCGGAACGTCATCCTGCTGGCCCAGGAAGCCCCGGCCCGTATCGCCAATCAGGACGGCGTGGATTACATGGAGGCTGGTCCCCAGCTTTACCATTCCAACAACGCCAGCCTGCGAACCGAAACCTGTGCCTGGGTTGACTTCGTGCTCCGCATCGGGTACAGTGACCTCAGCGTGTTCAAGGAAAATGAAAAGGCCCGTGCGGGCAAGGTCACCGGTGACCGCACGAGAGTAATTTACAGCGACGGCCCTCTCAGCTTCGTGGCTAAGAGCCGACCCGTCTCCGGAAAGAAACTGCCCGCCGCCATCAGCTTTGCCAATGAGCAGGATGATTCGCTGTGGGCCATGATCTTCCGGGGTGCTATCCCGGAGTAGAGGAGAACCATGTTCAAACCGCGTAATACGTTAGTAGCAGTCAAACTCGATCCTATCTCTGCGGAGAAGAAAGTCGGCAACATTGTTGTCGGCACTGGGTCCGATGAGTTCGGGACCGGAATCGTTGTGGCCGTGGGGCCGGGGACCGTGCACGCCGAAGGTGGCGTCTCTGAAACCGCCGACCTTCACCCCGGTGTCGCTGTCCTGGTCAAGGCGTTTAACCTGCGACCGTCTCGTCTCGGGGGCACTGAGAAGGCCCCTGCGTATATCTCGTACGAGTATGAAGGGGGCACCGTCGCCCTCTTCGAGCAGAGCAGCATCGCTCTGATCCTGGACTGAATCTCATACCCAAACCCTTTTCAAGAAAGAAAGAGAGAATCATATGTCAAATATAGACCGTACTGGGGCGTTTCTCGCCACCATCACCGAAGCGGCCTACGGGGAAACGAAGAAGGGCTTCCCCCAGTTCGTCGCGAAGTTCGTGGCGACGAAGCGGTACGTGGTGGAGAAGTCCGAAATGGCTGTCCTTACGCCGCCAATCACAGAGGCCGGCTGGGTAGACTGGAACTACGGCGATGAGATCATCGGCTACCTGGTCCTCTTCAACGACACCGGCCCGTTGAAGAACTTCGAGCAGATTCAACTGGCAACCGGCTGGAGCGGTGCCGACTTCCAGGAACTCGCGACCCTCTCCGGCAAGTCAGTCCTGATCCGCGTGGAGGAAAACACATGGGACAACAAGACCAGTCTCCAGGTGAACTGGATCGACGCCCCGGACGCCTCGCCGGAACGGAGCATCAAGCAGGCCGATGCCCCCACGATCGCAGCGGCCAACAGCAAGTGGCTGGCAGGTCGGAAGGCTCCGCCGAAGCCCACGGTGGCAGTGGCGTTGCCAAAGCCCGCAGTAGCGAAGCCCGCCGCACCTGCCGCTTCTGCGGTGGCACCTCCTGCTACTGCTGTCCCTGCTGCGGCAGCCCCTGCACCGACCACAACATCGGCTGCCCCCTCTAC